AGAGTTCACAATAGAGGATATAAGTATAAAGATCTTGGAGCATATAATATGGTTTCTGCCATTCAACATCCTTAATCTCATAGATACGATCATCTAATGGGAACCAAATTAAATCACCATTCTTAGGTCGAGTTGATAGTTTAACATCTGTCTGGTTCTCTATTAAAGGAGTGATATAATTCTCAAATCTTTCTCTTGAAATAATCAGTCTAACTTCATCCTGTGACTGAATTCCAAATTTTGTAAGAAGGTTTGGTCCACCAGAATGCTCATCATAGTTATCCACATAAGCTTCAAGTGGATATGCTACGTCAAACTTTGATTGAACAACCTCTTTAATAACTGTATTAGTTGTTAAGTATTTTCTAGGTAAATAAAATATATCAACACCATAAATCTTCAACTGTTCGTTGATAAGATCTTGAACTAGATTCTGTTCACCTGTAGTTCCTTGCGTGAAAAATGGATTAAGTACCATGTTCTACCTCACGCTATTAGATCTAATGGTGGTAGTTCATATGTAGACATCATCTGATCACCGATTCTTTCTAATTCTTTTGTTGCATCATCATAAATCTGTCTACCATTTAACTCTACTCCACCAGGAAGTTTTACTCCTTGGAATTTAATTAGATTTTGTCCCCATTGTCGTTTGAATAGTTGAGTGCAATATCTTTTTAAGAATGAATCATTCCACACTCGCGCATAATCAGCAGGATCTACTAATCTCCAACAATCGATAATAAAGAAATCATCCTTAGTTACTTCATCAAAATCAACATCTAGATATAATCTATCCATCCTCTGATTAAATCTTATCTGTTTCTCAGTGTTTAATAAGAAATCTAGATCTGACAAATACGTTTTTGTCATTGCATAGGTCAAGAGTTCTAAAGATCCCCAAGAATATACATCATTCAAGAATAACTGATATTTCACACTGAACATATTGCTACTAAGAGTCTGAGAACCATCAAAGCGGAAAATCTTATTGACTCCTATTACAGCAGGATCCATCTGCAAATAGTTACTATTCTCATAGTAACTGAAAGTAACAGCAGTACCCACTATTGTAGCCTCTGCAGATGTAGTTGTAATTCCTGCAGTATTACTAGATCCGGTTTGTTTATTAGCAGTTCCTCTGTCTATATCTGCTTGAGTAACTTTATACTTCAAGTAACACTGTGCAGCACCGTCAAAATGTCTTTCTTGAAATAATTGAAGAGCATCATCAATTAAATCTTCACACTGTTCTTCTGCTAGGTTAATTTCCAGTACAGGAGCACCCAACTGCCTTAAGCAATATTGTTTAAATTCTGATCTAGTTGATGGATGCGCCATTTATACTTTACCTCTATAATATTTAGTTAAGCGGAACCAGGTGAAGAAGAAATACCTGCATATACCATAGCATTACCTTCTATAATATTATAAACTGTTGTTCCAGTACTTATTAAAACATTATACATATACCTTCCAGCACTTAATGCTCCAGTCTGAGTTGCACCATATGATACTCTTATCTTTCCATCAGCAGCACTAGTAAATCCTACAGTAAAAGTTGCCTGAGCACCTAAAGTTGCACCAACGGCAACACTCTTTGCCATCTGAGATGATCCAGTAAAATCACTAAGATCATATGCACTACTTCCAGTATCAACTATACTAAAATCTGCTGCTAACGCTGAACCACCATATATGGATAAATTAGCACCAACAGGTACACCAGCAGTAGGGTCAAATACTATTGTCTGACTAGCCATGTGATACTAACTCCTTAAGTAAAGATTTAATCTCATTAATTTCACTTTTCAAACTAGCAAGATCTTGTTCAATGTTTTCTGTTTTTTCATGCTCTGCATTTTTAGCACTTCGTTGTGCTACATACTTGTCATAATCTAAAGAATTGGTATTTATTATAGACCCAGTACGTGGATCTCTTACCAAATCACTATTATCCTTTACCTTGTAATAATCCATATTATGCTAAAGCAATTACCCTAAGATCTTTCATTCTAGGTACATAAACTTGATTACTTGATGTCAAGATAATCTTAATTCTATAAGTACGGAAAGTAGGTAGATCATCAGCAGTAAAGGTATAATCTTTAAACTCTAGATTTGATGTATCAAATCCATAAGTATTGGTCTTAACAATAAACTTATCAGATGTTCCATTATTATCCTGAATAGCAATTACTTCACCTTTATCATTAAGATTACTGAAACCAGGGAAAGGTGTAAAGATTGGATTAAATCCAGGTTTCTCACCAATAGCATAGAATGCTCTAACATCACAGTTCTTATTAATGTGAGCAGCAAGCATCACTTTCAAAGAAGAAGCTGAATTCTCTAATACAATTTCTTTTGAAATATACTGACAAGCAGTAGGATCATTAAACAATGAATTTGCTCTAGAATCTGTAGCATAATTTGAAATAACACTATTAACTCTATTTGAAGTAAGAACCGCACTTATCCTTTGAGCATCAATTACAGGACTTACACGAGAATCAGTAGTACCTAAAAGTAACCTAAGATTCATAGACTTATTACCAGGAAGTGTGGTTAGACTTGCATCAGCGTTAACTTTAGATGCAACCAATCTTGCAGTATTTAAATAATTGGTTTCATTAAGAGAAATAGTTTCAAATCCAACATCAACCCAAGGAATCTCACTACCACTCAAACTTGAAGCAGTCACAGACCTAAGTTCTCCTTGAAGAGATGTTCCACGTACAGACATATTCTGCACTAAAGGAGTAATAAGTTCATAAGGCATATTTTGAGATGCTCTTATATTGTACCCTCCAGTAGTTTTACTTTCATCTATGTACAATCTAGCAAATCCAGTATCAATTGCTCTACTTTGGGTAGCACCTGCACTATCCATTACCTCAGACATATCCAATTTGACACAATATGAATCAAATGTTATAGGATCTGACTTAGTTACATCTGATAAAGCATGAGTCTTGTTGATTCTTGCTAGGTTGACTCCTGCAAGTTCATACTTATGAACAGGAGTTCCTACAGGATAAGAAGCAGGATTAGCTCCTCTAATAATAGTTCCACCAATAGTATTACCATCAACACTAGTGTACTCAATAACCTCTTCACCAATCTTCAAGAATCCAACGTTAGTATCTGCAACTCCAACCTTCTCAAAAGTAGAGAAGTTTGTTCCACTGGCTACCTGAATATTTCCTGTGGATCCTATATCATATGCAGCAGTTAGTTTAGTTGGTTTAACATCAGATTCAACTTCAGAAATGGCAACTTGGTTATCAGTAAAGTACATACCATGATTCTTATGGTTGACTTTAATATGTAAACCGTCAGTTTCAACATCAACAACATTAACTTGAACTCCACCACCATTAATCCAGTTGAGTTCGGTAGAAATACCAGCATTGTTATCAAAGGTCATAGTATAACCAGCACCAGTCTGGAAAGTTCCTTGAACATTATCAACGATTAGTTCACTAGTAC